CTGTCTGAATTAAGCAATAAAGGGTAAACCTTGGGACCCCTATTCTCTTGTTTGGGGGGTGGGCCCGCCCTTTTTCGAGCCATGCAGAAATCGCATGGGGCCCGATCCCCTCTTCGCGGGTGGGCCCGCCCCGATGCCCACCCCCTGGGGGTGGGCCCGCCCCGAATGGCTACAACTTGCACGAGCTATGCAAAAATAACATAGGATATTATAAGATTTAGCTTGACACGATTTTATTGCGAGGCGATTTCTCGCCTCGCACAGTATAACTTATTGAGATAAGTTATTTGTTTGATTAGGTGTTGGTCTAATCAAATGCGGATTGTTATATTCTTCTTCTGTCATTGGTATGCGTTGTTCAGTTATAGTATTAACCCAACAATAATTAGAACTGTGACCTGATTGCCAATCATAATCATAATCTTTTTCCCACGCATTTTCTTCTGTTAGTTTGATTGGCTCAACTATTCTTCCATAATAATCAAGTGCGGCTTCGCCATATCTTTCAAACCAATCTCGTTCACATTGCATTGAACACGCATTGCCGCCGAGATAATAGAAGCGACTTCTTCTTCTAGTCTGGTAATACTTATTTCCATTTGTTCCTCTTATTCTGTCTTTAGTTTTATAAGTATGACACTTAACTCCCTGACAATATTTTAATTCACTCATTAATGCATTGTCTTTCTTTTTTCTTTTTCAGATTTGAAATGTTCAAAGTCTGGGTGGCTACTCATCATCTCACTAACTCTTTCAAGAGATAATAAATGCATAACCCAATTCATTTCTTTTAATGAAAGAGATTTAGAAACGATATTAATTCTTTCAACTGCTTTCTCTAAATCTGGGGCAATTGAATTAACGAAAGCCACAGCCGAAAGTATTTTCGGCTGTAGATATTCTGGCAAGTGTTGGAAAATGTTTTTGCCTTTTTGTTTTTTAGACATCAGCACTCTTTACAGTTATAGAACCAACTGCGTGTCGCCATTGGTTTCCATTTTGGTTTGGTTCTGCGTCTAAATCCCAGTAGATAAAATTATGCTGATTGTTTTTATCAACAAAATATCTGCCTACTGTTTCCGCTTCTGGTTTATGCCATTGACCTTTACGAGTTATTATTGCTTTATGCTTTTTAGCATAATAAGTGACATAGAAAGTTTTTGGCAACTGATTTGTTTTATTTTCAGAATCTAATTTCATCAGCTTCCTCACTTTCTTCTTTCTTATTTTCTACTTTCTCAATTGTATCAACTTCAAACTGTCCAAACCCATTGAACAATTCATAACTTGTATTTTCTGCTTCATTTAGATTTTCAAGTGACACTTTATATTGTGCCGCTTCTTCTAAAGTTTGAGCAGTTTTTTTTATGTGATAAGCAGTAGGTATATTTTTATATTTAATAACCTCTACTACTAGGATTGTTTTGTCCATTTTACTTTCTCCTTTATTGTTATACATATCTGGGATTATATAGATATATCCCAGATATGTCAAGAAGTATTATTGTGTGGAGTGTTGTTGGTTATATTTCAACCTAGCGGCGATTTTTTGTTCTCTACTGATATTTTTATTCTTCATACCTTTTATTCTTTCAGCAAGATTTTTAGGATTGTAAATAACTAGACCAGTTGAGTTCGTTCTAATTATTTCTGCGTCATTAACCGACAAGCCGAGTTCAGTACATAACTCAATCGCCTCGTCTAAATATTTATAACCTTTTAAACCAACTTTGATTTCTTTCATTTGATTTAAAACACTCTCAATCCATTTTTGGTGGCAAGTAATTAAATGCCCTTTCTTTTGTTGCCAAAACATAAGAGTATCATATTCCTCTTTATTACAAGCAATAGACCTATCTCGGCAATACTCTCGCCCAATTAAATCTAAAACATAATCATTGTTCCACTCTCTTGAATATGAAGTTTGATTTGATTTACCACCAGTAGTTCCAAGATACTTGTCATTTGCGTCTAGAATTTTTGTTTGGTGTGGATTGCTTGGCTTGTCTTTCATCTCAATATTAATATCAGGATTGCAACCCTCTCGCCCTTTTAGTTCATCTCTAAAATAGGCATATCCAAAATCCTCATTACGAGAATTTTCGTTTCCATTAATATTTCCATTTAGACGAAAATCAAAATGACTTTCAATATATTTGTCTTGCATAATTGGTTTGTCATTTTCATCTCTACCCTCTACCTGACCTTGATAGCCAAAATGGAAACAACTATCTTTCGCAATAGTATCTACATTTTGAAACTTGTTTTGTAAGTGATAAGCCATTTTAATATCTTCAGGTGTATAGTGTCGGCTAACTATTTGTTCAGCAAGTTCCCAAGTTTTATCTTGTAAAGGTTTCATTTCTTCTCTTGCCTTTAGATATAACTCTTTCTCTTGCGTGTTTTCTTGTTCAAGATGTACTCGCATACGATTTGCTATCTTATTGCGATACTCTTGATTTAGTCTTATTCTGCTCATTTGTGCCTTTCTGTTTGTTGTTTGTATATCTGGGATATTATATTAATTAATTTAAGTTGTCAAGGGGGTATGTAGCGGCTTGACCGCCATACCTCGTATTATTTTTTTTTTAGGGGTGGGCCCTCCCAAAAAGTACGAGCAGCAAATTTTCCTCTTGACATCTATGGGATATTATATTATATTGTATTATGTTAATTTATTTATAAAAACTTAAATAACACTATGAAGTGAACTTGCAGTTGGCAGTATAAAAACGCAACTGCAAGTCACAGGAAGAAATTATGAATGGATATATAGAATGTGCAATCTGTGGTTGTACGCCCAAGCCCGACGAGTGGTCGGCACAGGTGATTGGAGCTTGTATTGATTGTGGATAATATATTATTAGACAATATAATTATTGGGCTAATGAGTCTGATGATTATTTATTGGTTTACCTAATTTGCTGAAGATAGATCTGTAATGGATTGATGATAAGCAAATTCAATCGGCGACACGAAATAGTGATAGAATGCTCTTTCCTGTTAGTGTCGCCCTTGAGCCCTGGTCTCAGTGATGCGGCTTCTTAAATGCATTTGCATCTGGGACCTGGGGTCAAGTAGTAATGACTAGTGAGTCATGATCCTGGTAACAGGGTTACAGAAACGCGCAAGTTATTACTTGACCAGTTTAGAATGATTCTAAACTAGGTCGCCTGGCCGCGCTGGGCTATATTACAGGTCGCGATGTAACTTTTAGTAATGTCCTTCCATAGATCTTGGAGAAGGATCGCCTGCAAGACATTAGAATCATTCTAAACTACAAGCCCTCAAGCCCTCAAGCCTCAAGCCTTCAAGCGGGTGGGCCCGCCCATTAAAGTACAGGAAAAAATTTTTTAGTTGACAGGCCCGGGGACCTGGGATATAATGGGATCTAGAAAGAGGTAAACATGCAAATAGAAAAACCAAAAAAGAAAAAAATAGAATGGCACGGCCAGCAGGTTACGCTGCCCTTCGACTGCTCAGTCTACCTGGACAAGGAAGTAGAAATCGCGAATCGATTCAGTGGAGAAAAAACTAAGATGCCAGGCTATGCAGCCAGCGTCTATGATACCATCATCGGAGCTGAGCGCTTCGAAGCCTGGGACGTTGTCCGGGCTGGGATTGACTGGTTCAAGAAGTACTTTCCAAAACAATACATGGTGATCCTTGATTAATAAATCATTTAAACAATTAAACGCTGAGCGCGCCTCCAGGCGCGCCCGGCTATCGGACTACCTATTACTAAAAAATTCAAAAAGAAAAAAATATAAAAAGAGCTCAAGCGCCCGAGCGGGTGGGCCCGCCCATAAAGAATCAGGGTCCAAGCAACAAGCTTGACAGGCTGCAAGCTGTAGGATATTATAAGATTATGAATAAGAAAGAAGCGAAAGCAATAACCGGGGGCCTGTCAGCTCCCTCCAAAATGCCTGGTCCAGCGTACAACCTGCCGGCCAGTCAATGCATTACAGGCGCTAAGCTGGTGAAGGTGCCCGGCTCAGTCTGCGCGGGCTGTTACGCTCTGAAGGGCCGCTATAGATTTCCCAACGTACAGCAAGCATTGCAACGCCGGCTGGACTCGTTAACACATCCAGACTGGGTTCGCGCTATGGTTGTATTGATTGATAAAGCTCCATGGTTCAGATGGCACGACTCCGGAGACCTGCAAGGCCCCGAGCATATTAAAAAAATTTTTGAAGTGTGCAAGCTTACACCGGATACACAGCACTGGATGCCCACACGTGAGGCCCAGCTGCTGAAGCTCATGGATCCGGACATAATACCAACAAATTTAATTATTAGAATGTCTTCACACATGATTGATCAACAACCGGTGAAGTTCTGGCCGTGGACGTCGACCGTGTCGACTGAAGGCAAGACCTGCCCGGCCCTGGATCAGGGCAACAGCTGCAAAGACTGTAGAGCATGCTGGGACAGGAGAGTAAGCAATGTCACATATCCAAAACATTAGAATGATTCTAAATAACAAACCGGAACCAGTTCGGGTTCAGTCTACAAGCGCTCGAGCACGCGCGCGCAAGCTTTCAAGCCACAAGCTAAGGGCTCAAGCCTGGTCCCTGAGTCCACAAGCTCTAGGATCCGGGAACCAGGGTACAAGCGTACAAGCTGGTCCAGGGCACAAGCAACAAGGATAAAGGTATTTTTTTTATGCTTAATATGAAAAGAAATCTGGTGAGGAGAGAACCTCACTTTATAGTGATTTGTAGCTGTAGTAGATTTTAACTCAACAGTGAAAAAGTTCCCAGAAGGAGCGTAGCCCAATAAATCAGGAGTGCCAAATAAAGCCCAGTTTTCCAGTCTGGTCCACGAAATTGTGGGAGTTTCATCTTTTAATTTCTTCCAAAGTTTTCGCTCAGGAAGTTTTGAGATTCTTCTAGAATTCACCACTACCTAAACTGTTAAATTTTACCAATTATTTTACCCATACGAGCTCTTTCTGGTTCGGCTACGATGACCAATCTATGGGTCTCTCGATCGCCAATAACTCTGTTTTCTAATAGATTAATTTCCTTAATGTCCATCATCTGGCCATTAGGTAATTGAATCTGAACCCGTGCTTCACCACTTGTCGGGCTTAGAAAAAACTTATCCAAAGCTTGTCTGAATGACTTTCCGTTTAACATTCTAGTTTGCAATATACAAGAAATATTATATAGTTGCAACATTATGGGATTACCCAAAGCATTAACACCTAAACAGATTAAATTTGCACAGCTACTAGTCTATGGAGTTGAGGGGATGCCTATAACTAAAACGGAGGCTTATAAACTGGCTGGATTCAGCGAAGATGCTAGGCAGTTTTCAAAGCTAACTAACCCAAAATACTACCCACTAATATGCGCTTACATCGAAAAGCTACGAGACGAAGTAAGGGAAAAATATGACATCACATTTGATAATCATATTACTGAGTTAGGTAAGATTAGGGACCAAGGAAAAAAAGACGGTAAGAATCTAGCCGCAGCTGCTACTACTGAAATAGCTAGAGGCAAAGCTGCTGGATTTTATATAGACCAAAAACTAATTCGTCATGGTAAAATTGAGGATATGAATCTCAATGAACTATACGAAAAAATGAAGACTATTAAGGAGCGTAATGAGAGAATACTGGATGCGCAACAACTATTGGAGCGAGGAAATGCCAAACAAAAAGAAGAAAAACAAAAAGAAAAATCTCAAGAAGAAAAAGAAAAGAAAAGTAGTGAAGAAGAAAAAGAAACGTTAGACGTTTAATTTTTCATCTTAATTATACGACTTCAGGAAACATTATAGACTATGTTTCCTGAAATACATAGTCGTGTTTGAGAAGTACCGTAAAAAGGATACGCCAAATGGCGCAATTTAGAAGGGAACATAATAATACTGCCTTCATCTTCTTGACTTAAGTAAATTCTATGGGACATAGATGCTCCAAAAATATTCATATGAGTAAATTCAAAAGTTCCAGCACACTGGTCCTTTATTTTCCGACTATCATAGGGAATTTTCATCCAAATAGAATAACTATAAATCCCATCGTGAATATGATTGGGAATAAACTCACCCTGACGCTGAACATTAACCCATGGTTTTTCTAAAACATAAGGAGCATTCTTGCTAAGAATTCCTGTATGACCAAGCCCTGGGAAATATTCATCGTAATAATCCTTTGTTTTTAAAACAAATTCAGTTAAATTTTTTATATTTTCTGGATTAGAAAGATAATAATGAGGAGTCACACCCGGTCCTACTAACCCTGAAATCATTCTAGGATTTTTCTTTTCAGCTTTTTTGCACTCCTTTAATAAACTTTGATAAAGTTGAGAAGGAAGTTTTCTACGTACAAATCCAAAATTATTAAGTAATACTCGATGGGGTTTTTCGTTAAATGAATTAGACGTTTATTTTCTCCATTTTTGTAATACACCCGATAGGGAGTATGTTCCTGTCAGAAAATACTTCATCTTTCTCATCATAACTCGCAAACGTCCATACAAACTTTTTCGTTTTTTTGTAGACGTACCCGAAGGATACCATCTTTGAGCATTCAAATCTATCAAACTCTTCCCTAGTGGCGTGGCCTCCATCTGCAGTAATATCCAGCCAGGAGATTTTGTAGAAATAGTATTTCGCTTTGTTGATTTTGACATGCTTATATTTTGATTTTTTTCTGAACATCATATTGTATACCCTTATTTTAATAAATCATAAATAATTTATTTTTAAAATCATTGACTCGCGTCCCTTATATCGTTGGTATTGCTAGCTTTTTGAACATCCTAGACCAAATAGGAAAACCTATAAGATACAAAAACGAGCGAATAAGTGTTGGTATTGCTATCTCATTTTTTTTGTATCCAATTGTATCCTGACTAAAGATACAAAAACGAGCGAATAAGTGTTGGTATATAACAATAATAACTTTTGTATCCATTGTAACCACTTTTGAAAACTTTTTAAAAAAATTTTTTTATTTTATAGAAAAAAGGGTATACAAAGGGTATAATACTCAAAATATGGCTAATTTGCTCGCTAATCTACTCATTATTTGTATCTTTACCGTTTGGTTGTTCTTTCTTCTCCCTGTAGTATTGATCCACTTTCTTAAGGAATGCGTGTTGACACTGGACAAATTCCTTGTCCGAAACCTCAAAGCGTTGAAAAAACTTATCTTTAGAACACATTAAAATCACACCCTGTTGAATCTTAGTACCATACACATAGTTGTGTGCCATTGCATAGGCTCCTAGTTGTATGAAATAATCTCCTATCCATTCTCTCTTTTTGGGCTTGTTGGTTTGCTTAAAGTCTATTATACTTTCACGCGAATTATAAATTCCCACTAAATCTGTCGCACCTGCATATAACATTGGATAATGGACGGTCACCTCTGACCCCCATACTTCTTCCAAGGGCCCTAGTCCCTGGTTAATGATCTGTTGTGCCATGG